ATATCATCTTCATATGTTCTCCAAATTCTATATTTATTTTCTCAGTTATCTCTTTTAAAAATTCATAAACAACTGCAGAAACAATAGGAATTCGTCGAACACTTAATTCAGGTATTGCCTTATATAACTTATTAGCTATTTTACTAGCTACCTTCACCAGGTGATGTATCCACCATATGATCAACTCCATCTTTAATAATTTGTTTAAGACGCTCATGGACATCTTCAGTATATTTAAAAGATATCCATTTTGATTTAAAGACTTGCTTCCATTGTTGTCTATCAACATTTGCTTTATCTAGAACCCAATTTGCAGATTCTATACCTAAAGAACCATCTAATTTATGAATATCAACAAAGCTCATATCTAAATCATCAAACATTTCTTTTGATTCTTGGTCCATTTGGGCTTCAATTATATCCGGCTCTAACTCTGGCATTTCATCAGAAGAAAAGAAACCCTCATTATCTATCTTATCAAGTTCCTCACGAACTTTACGATCATCAACAAGTTTCTTTTTAGCTTTAGATAAATCTTTCTGGGCTGCCTTAACCATCTGTTCCAAACGTAAAATATCAATAGCGTCTTTTCGCACAAGACGCTCTCTACGTTCTTTTTCACGTTTAAAATCAGTTTCATGTTCAAGCAATTCAACTTCAATTTCTCTAAAATCTTCTTCATCAAATTCTAAATTAGCCATTTGTCCTAAACCATTAATTTCAGCTAAACGCACTCTAGCTATTTCAGCAGCACTAGCTACTAAATTAGCTCTCTTTCTTTCACCATCCCTTTCCATATCACGTATATGTTGTTTTACCAGACGTATATACGTTGCATATTTACAAGAACGATTCTCAGCAAATGCACCTGTTGTAAAATCAAGTTTTCTAAAATGCCAAAGGTCTTCAGGAAATTGGCCAGGAGGTAAATCCGGTAATCTATTCTTATCCAACATACCATACATCTCAAGATCATTTTCATAACCTTTAATTTTATTAGTATTTGGATCAACAATTGGATTTCCAGCACCATCTCTCATTATATATTTGGG